GAGAATCTCCCACCATTCACTCCCAGATGTCAGGATCTTCGCATCAACCCGGGCCGCGATGCTCGCCTGGTCCTCACCATTGGCCACGCCGGTGGAGATCTCGGCGAAGATGTCGTTGTAGACCTCATCGGGGATACGCATCAGCAGGTTGCGGGTCAGGGCCAGCTGCGCCTGGGCGAACGAGTTGCCTGAGACGAACGGCTGGCCCGACTGCCAGCGCCAGGCATGGTCGACCACGGTATCCAGGGCGGGCATGATCTCCCGGTCGACCTGCTCAGCCCAAGCTGGCCTGGCATCATCCACACCGGTCGGGTCGACGAACCCTGAGGCCATGACGGCTTCGCGCAGCCTGGGCACCCAGGCCCTGATGGCGGCCAGGACCCGGGCGAGCACACCAGGCTCTTGCTCAGTCGCTGACATTCAGCCACCTGGCCAGGTCGTCCAGGCTGTGCGGCTGGGATGAAACGATCCGGCCATAGCAGTAGCTGCTCAGTGAATTGGCCATGACCGTGGTGTCCACACCAAGCCCAGCGAAGTCCAGGACCAGGTGGTCGAAGGCACCGGAAAGGGCTTCGCTGGCCTGACTGGCGTTGACGTTGAGCTTGGTGTGGATCTCATGCTTGGGCACGTTCGGGAACTTGCCCCGCATGTCGCGGCTGAGAAGTCGACCACCGGCCAGCTCCAGGGCACGCCGGACTACCGGGTTGGCTGCGGCGAGTACAGCGTCAGGTGAACTGTTGAGTACGGCCGACGCAAGGATCGGGGTGCCCTGGTTGGTGTCGGGCCTGGTCGGGCCTGCGTCTGTGGACCTCGGGTCGACTGGCCTGCGCTGGTTGTCGGTCGACCTGGCCGGGGCGGGGGGTGGCGGGGCACCTGGGGCGTTCGGGTCGCCTGGCACGGCCATGACCGGCTCAGGCATGTCGATGTCGAGGTTGGCTGCCTCGCGCAGGGGCTCCACGGCGATCAGGGTGGGGTCGCGCAGCATCAGTTCACGGGTGAACAGCTCCGTGGACTCCTCATCGCCCATGGCGTCGGTCAGCGGGTTGTAGTTGCCCGCGATCATGACCGCTTCCTTGTTGACGATGCGGCGCTCGTACAGGTTGATCGTGTCCTGGAGCCTGGAGGCGCGGACGGTCAACGGCGCGGTGTCGAAGCCGATCCGGTACCGGTTGGGGTCCTTGCCGAGGCTGACGAGCAGGGGCTGGAGGTAGGCGGTTGTCAGGCCGTCACAGATGAGGCTCATCATCGGCTCAACCTGGATCTTGACGAACGACTCTTCGATGCTCCACACCGAGATGTGGTTGACGTCGCCCATCCCGAGAAGGATCTCCGCTGGCATGTTCAGGCCGGTAGCGAGCCTTCGGACAGCCGACTCCTTGTAGTCCTTCATCTTGTCGGACAGTTCGGAGCTGAACGTCAGCGGCTTGTCCTGCATCCGGCCGATGTACTCGCCGGGGATCTCGATGAACTGCGGGACGACACCGGCAGCGACACCCCGGCCTGTCCTGCTCGCCCTGGCAGCCAGGGCCACCTGGTTGAACACGTCGTCAGCCGACTGGGGCATCGTCGATGAGTCCGAGGGCCCGTTGGACATCTCGGCGGGCAGGAAGACGACACCTGCGGCGACTGAACGTGAGTCGATCTGGGAGAACTCGAACAGCATCAGCTCTTCAAGCTCTTGGAGCACCGGCAGGCAGGCCTGGGTGGGTGAGTCGGCAAGGTAGTGCCGTTCCTCATCGGGGGTCCACAGGCGCACGATCAGGTCGGAGGTCTTGAGCAGCTCTTCGTTGCCGTAGCCGAAGTTGATCGCATACTGCTGGTTTCGCCGCTTAAGTTCGGTAGTTGAGGCGATGTACCACTTGTCCGTTGCGTAGCCTCGCCTGGCTCGGCCGACTGCGTAGCATTCCCCGGCGATGGTCTGGTTGACTGCGATCGACTTCAGGGCCTGGGAGCGGTTGCGGGCCCCACCGAACAGGGTGTCTGCGATGGAGGCGATCTCGACCTCGCCGGTGACTTCACCGTCGGGTACGCCGTAGGAGTTCAGGGACTCGATGAATACCCTGACCCGCGAGCAGGCAGCACCGATGTAGTTCGCGGCGTAGTGAAGCTCAGGGATGATGTGGTAGAACCGCCAGGCTTCACGCTGCCAGCCGACCGAGGTGAAGCGGTAGCTGTCCCACAGAGTGTCACTGGGGCCGAGCAGGGCAGCTGTGGCGATGTTCGACCTGGTGACAATAGGCTGGAGCTGCTCGGCGGAGAAGGTGGCCGGGGCCAGCTCGGTCCCCGGGGTCCTGGAGATCATGGGCTTAGGCATCGGCTACCGATCCGCAATGTGGGGGGCTACGGCGAAGATCGCCCAGGGGATGAGGGTGACCAGCCACAATGACTGGGTGGGGTCGACCCACCCGAGGTCAAGCCAGGTCAGGGCGGTCAGGACGACCCCGACCCAGAAGCCGGTACAGAAGGGGCAGTTGACCAGGTAGGTGGCGTTGCCGTCCTCACCTGACCAGGACTGGACCCACCTGCGCCACCAGGCGAAAGGCTTCTCGATCACCAGGGCACGGGTGATCCCTGCCGTGGCTAGGCAGAGCAGCACGAGTACCACAGGGTTGATCACAGATCAATACTAAGGGTGCAGAAGCGGACAATACAGCTCATGTCACAGGCGTCCACAGTGATTGCGGATTAACCAGCCTGATTCGGCGCTTTTCGCCTGCCATCAGGTGCCTGGCCGCGTGCACCATGGCGTCCATGCGGTTCGGGGAGTTGTGGCTGTCGGTCGGGTCGAAGTTGAGCATCTCGTTCTCCAGGGCGGAGAAGGTCCCGACGTGATGGACGGTGCCCTGCTCGTAGCGCATCCCGACCGGTTCGGCACGCAGCTTCTTGCCGATACGGGAGTCGACTCGCTTGACGGGTGCGGATGTGCCTGCGGGGAAGAGCTTGTCCTGGTCGCGCAGCTCTACGTAGGCGTCGTTGAGGACGTCGGTCATCCACCGCTTGGCGAGGTTGTCTTCGATGACGACGCTGTCGGCCCCGTTGCGCCAGAAGACGCGCCAGATGTGGCGTGCGGCTTCGCGTGAGGTGAGCGGCACGGAGGCGTCGTCGATGACGTACATGTGGTTCTTGGCGTCCCTGCCGACGACGACGACGCCCATGAGGTCGCCTTCCTCGGTCAGGGTCGGGTCGACGCCGACGGTGATGTGCGTGAATTCGACGTCGTCTAGTGACTCGACCCGGTGTGAGTCGATGGAGCTGAAGCTGAACAGCATTCCGTCGCGGGCGTCGAGGAGTTCTCCGTAGAGTTCCTGGCGTCCGATCATGGTGCCGTGGTAGCGACGCTCCAGCTCATCGAGGGTGAAGCCGGACAAGTTAGCCGCATTGTCGAACGTCGATCCCCTAATGAGGGTGACCGATCCATCCTCACGCAGTACCCATTCGCGCAGCAGATCAATGGGCTTAGGCGTTGTCGCGACCAGGGTCCTGGGGTGGTCGCCCATGAGGTCGGCACGCAGCGACGGCATGATGCCCTCGTACCAGGACTCCTTAGGCTTCTTCCATTTGGCGACCTCATCAAGCACGGCACCTGCGGCGTTGTAGCCACGGCCGACGTCGGCACCGTCGGCACCTTCGAAGAAGATCACCGACCTGGCTTCGCCGACAAGGATCTGCGGCTTGGGGTGCTTGATGTACTTGTAGGGGATCTCCCTGCGTTCGAGTACACGCAGGACACCCGAGGGCCCTTCGATGGAAATAGTACGTGCGTCCGAAAGGGTCTCGGCGATGATCAGCCACTCGGTGCGGAAGCCGTGACGGTCCACGGGGTGGTCGAGTAGCCTTTGCACAATCCATTCGGATGCCAGCTTCGACTTACCGAATCCTCGCCCGGCAAGGATGAGGCAAAGGCTCCAGTCTCCGGGTGGGGGAATCTGCTCGGGTCGTGCTGTCCACCACCATTCCTGGCGCGCGACTTCCTTGAGCATCTGCGGGGACAGCGAGGCCACCCATCGACGCTGCTCATCTTCGGTCAGGTCTTGGGCATATCGCTCTGCCAGGGAAAGTCCCATGATCTCAGCATATACACCAGATGTCCGTTTGGGGTACTCTTCTGATGCTTGACACACTGGAGATGAAGAGGAGTACCATGAGTGGGGTGATCGACCATACCGCCCGTAAGCTGGCAGAAGCTGGCTATGCAGCGGTCTTGGGCGGCGATCTGGCTGCTATGCGCGACAAGCTCTCTATGACCCGAAATGCCCAGGCTCGCCTGATCGGTGTGGAGGGGGAGAGCCTTCGTCGATGGGAGGCCCTGGAAAGGGGCATGAACGTCGATACAGCTATCCGCGTGGGTGAGTGGCTCTGGGGGGCAGAGAAGGCATTGAAGACACTGCCTGATCTGGCTTATCAGGAACTTATGCCCATCAGTAAGGCTGCGCGTCAGACCGGCATTGCCGCCGAAGACCTCGAAGCCGCCTGTGACCGAAATGAATACCGACACGAGCGGCTCGGGGTCCTGGGCACGTTCGTCTACCGAGACCAGGGGGTGCCAGCTTGATCAAGGTCATCGACGCCAAGCCGGTCCCGTGTCCCTGCTACGACAAGCTCGCCGACTTCGACCGGGACACCACCCTCAAGCTGGGCATCGGCTCGATCGTCGAGTGCGACTGCGGTCAGCGCTACACCCTGGCCGACAGCCAGCGAGACGGCCAGCACTGGGTCAAGCAGGTCATGCCCAGGCCAGCGCCTAAGCGGGGCCCGGAGTGAGCCCGCTATGCCGCAAGTGCGGCAGGCTCCTGGCCGAGTTCCACCGGGATGCAGGCGAGGAGTACCACCCGTCCTGCAAGCCGACCGAGCCGAACGAGCAACTGGGCCTGAGCCTGCTGTCCGACCTCACCGACGTGATCAGGTGGAGCGACAACAACTCAAGCCGCTCCCTCCAGGCCACCATCGGACCCAGTGAACTGGGCAGCCTGTGCGACCGCAAGATCGCCTACCGGCTGGCCGGGACACCCGAAGCCAACTGGTGGAGTGATCCGCTCCCGGCCATCGTCGGCACAGCTGTGCACACGTGGCTGGAGAACGCGGTCACCAAGTTCCAGGCCCAGCACTTCATGTCCAGGTGGCTGACCGAGATCACTGTTCAGCCCGACCCGATGGTCAAAGGCCACTGTGACCTGTTCGATACGGAGCTGGGCGCGGTCATCGACTGGAAGACGGTCTCCCCGACCAGGCTCAAGGCGTGGAAGTCCTCCGGACCGGCCGAGCACTACATCGACCAGGTGAACCTGTACGGCATGGGCATGGCCAAGGCCGGTTACCAGGTGAACAAGGTCGTCCTGATCGCCGTGCCCCGCTCAGGCTGGCTGAAGGACATGCAGGTCTGGGTCGACGACTACCGCCCTGAGCGGGCCCAGGCCGCCCTGGACCGCATGTACGGCCTGGCGGGCAGGATGCTCAAGGCCGGGGACGACCTGGCCATGGCCGAGATCGACTCGGTTCCGGGGTTCGAGTGCGCCTACTGCCCCTGGTACCGGGGTGGGGACAAGAAGGCCGATATGTCCGGATGCCCTGGTAAC